GCATCAGAAAGAAATTTATAACCTGGATACTCCAAATTATAGTTATCTACAGCATTATAGAGAAAATCACTCTCATGATGATCCTCTACAATGTAGATCACAACATCATATTCAGGAAGTGGAACAATTTCATCTAAATTTTTTTCTATAATTAGAAAATTAGCAGTTGAAGCAAAGGGACATAACGAAAAATTTCCCAGTTCAGGTCTGACTTTAGATAAATTGCGAATCCATTTCCGAATATGTTTATTCTTTTTGTCTTTCATCGGGTGTTGTCCAGAAATAATCGTCACAATCACCCAGTCTTCCCCAGTTAGTATCGTTTTCAGTTTGGAAAATACGTGTCGATACCTTGAAATCAGGAATTTTGGGATTCTCAGGAGTCATTGAAGTGTCATAGATGCGACATCTGTTGTTTGGATACAGGCAAAACTGACCATTTCTCAACTCAATCAGATTAAATGACTTATGTTCATCAGGCAACTCACTTGTTGAAGCATCAATTTGATTGAAATCTCCATGATAGTTGTCTAAAGTACAAATATAACTTCCCTTGATGTTGCCAAAGTGTCTTGTTCTGACTTCCCATTCCATTGGTGACACGAATTGCTTTTCGATCACAACGAAATCATAGTCCATACAGTTCCAAAACTGAAGATTCACCAGGTCCATGTCAGGATCTGGTTTCTCTGGACGCGCTAGGAACGCCGAGATGGGCAGTTTATCGAACATTGCACCATATTCAGGCAGATAGGTCTCAAAGTAGAATGCACGTCCTTGTATGGACTTTGCACTAACCCAGATACCTTCTACATATTCTCCATGCCCACCTTGAAAATCAAGAAGATATTCTCTTCTCACCCATACCTTTTTTGTCGGTAGATTTGAAATTAACTTTGCCATTCCTTAAAAAATTGCGATACTTCATAACCGTCTAATTCTGATTTGTAATCAGAATCTTCACCCAAATAAAAATAATCATATCCAAGTTTTTTATATATGGCACATTCGTTTTTTAAAGACTTCTTGCCAATATAGAGTTTTGGATTTTCATAGTCCCATGCAAATTGGTCGGCAAAGACAGAATTAACACTATCAAAACGATAGACTAATGAAAATGCGACAAGTTTATCACCATCATAGTATCCAACGATATCAGAGTTATTCTGTTCAAACTCCTCACGAAAGATTGGTATGACACTATCAAACTCTTTGTAGTCACAATACTTGTGATAAATTTCAAAGCATTCATTATAAAAAGAACTATCAAGAAGTTTGCAATTAGAAACCTCCTGATAGTTTGTATCTTTTAATCTAATTCGACAGTACATCGATATATTGTATCTTCAGGTATTTACCCTCTACCTTGTCCACGATAACGCTTTGGTTTGTTATTGCTACTGGTCGCAGCATACTTGGTATGTTGTCCAGAACCTTGACGAGTCTTCTTGGGGCGAGACTCGATCATCACGTTGCCACTCAGACTCTTTTTAATCTTTGCCATAGGTTTAATTTTCGCGATTTTTTTAAACGGTTTTTAACGGGCGGGTATGAACCCCACCCAGTATAGCACAACATGAGCACATAAGCACTCATCAGATCACGCGCATTTTTTCATGACCCACACGAATCACAGGGTCGCACCAGATCTCATAACCTTTCTCGATTGCATCAAGACAGAAACTCACATCCTCTCCACACATATCTTGGACCTCTCCTGATTCAAACGTCTGCATCTTCGGAGCAAACCAAGGATAAGGAAGACTCTCAAAGACTCCATTCTTAATCAGAACCCATCCAAACCCGGTGTAATCAACGGTGAACGGCTTCTTACGCTTCGACATGGATTCACCAGTCTCATGGTTCATCACACCACCATTAGAACGGAAATCACCTTCCTCTAACCAATGAGCAACCGAAGTCGTGCGACCATCCTCAGTCATATACCAACCAGCAGCAATATCTTTGTCCATTGCTACAAGACGGAAGAACTGCTCTGTGTTGAAGACAATATCAGAGTCAATCCATAACTGGTAATCATAGGGAAGTTTACCATCCCATGGTTTCTGATTTGGTCCTCTGAGAACATTCGCACCAAGACACTTGCATCTTGCGAAGTTTACCATAGAACTGTAATCTTGACTGATCTGAATACTAGCACCACTCTGTACCAGATCAAAACAAAGTTGTACGAAGGATTTCAAAAATGTGTATGAACATCCTCTACCAGGTAGACAGAATACTACTGTCTTACCACGAATCATTTCTTTTGCTGCTTCGATATTGAACTCTTCTGCCTTCTTCGGAGTCGGTGCAGCAGTCTTTACTGTAAATCCTTTAGCCATGAAAATGAATTAAGTAACATTGTTATTATACCACAGCACATCACTCAGGTCAATGCTGTTAATCTTATTTAGTACTCCTCTGCCAACTTCTCTAAGAGATATGTAAGTTCTTCCTTAGTTCCATAATCTCTTATCAATTCATCGTCATTCTCTAATCTATATTCAAGTGCCTCTATGAGTAATTCTTTCTCATAGGTCTCGATTGAAATATTCATAGTAAATCTACGCACTCTTGGAGTATATATTAACCGAGGTTTTTGAAGACTGCTCCGATATTCATGTGACCGTGCCGATATCCCGCTACTATCAACCCGCCGACTCCCGCAAATAATACTCCGAGTGTTACTGTGAGGGGTACAGTGGAATTTTTACTGGGGGAAATTTTTTTCTCTTCGGGGGTTTCCATGGGGGTTTCTACCTGGGGAAATTTTTTTTCGTTTGATATCTCTCTCGCGTTTTTGGTTCGTTGTAGGTTAGGGGGACCCATCGATTTTAGCTAAGGGGCGGCGCGATAACATAAACCGCCCCCAAATAACTGGTATTATCTAACACTAACTGTGCGCCCCTTAAGTATAACATAGGGGCACCACAGTTGTCAACACAAACTGCCATCAGACTGCGGAGAGTTTGTGATACTTAGTGTTGTTGAAGTTAGCAACACTGAAGACCTTACGATTGATGAATTTGTATACCTTACCGGCGTATGAGTAGACATAACCCTCAGCACTGATTCTTTCGCCGTTGATGTATGCTTCGGGTCCGTTCAATACTCTACACTGAGCGAGGCATTCTTCCTTGACATACTGAACCAAACCGTACAGGTGCATAAGACTCACATTACCGTTGAAGTCCTCCACACGAAGTGAATTACTAGTACGCAACGCAGTGTTAACGTTCTTACGAATTAACGCTGCTTCCTTATCACTTACGAACTGCACGGTAGGTAACAACGACATGATCGCAGTCATTGCCGGAGGTAACTCAAACTGTTCGTCGAGTGAGCAATAAGAACCCGACCAAACATAAGCGCGAGGTTTCACAAACTTACAATAGAATGTGTCTGTGATGATGAACTTCATAGGGTGTGCGATTGCGTCCCTTAAGTCTTTCTCTGCTGTGTAGTAAGTATGAGGAGCGACGATAATTTCCTCCTCTACAATGTCATCGAACTTATAGGTAATCGTGTTCGGAGTATATTCATCAGTGCCACCGAAACCGATAAAGTCTCCCTGAAAGATGCCTTCAGTTTGTGGAAGATAGTCGAAGCACTTGTGAAGGATATTAGCAACCTCACCACTGTGGTTTGCATCAATGTCCTGATGTGATTCATTGATCTTAATCTTCACTTTGTTGAAGACAGATTTCGTTCCCACAAAGAACTTACCAGAGGCAGGATTGATGCCCCAAACTATTGCTGGTGATCCGTCAATCTTTACACTTAGAACGCCTTGGTTTTGTATAGCATCAAGGAAAGAAAGATCACCGGTAAGAATAGAATCCTCTGGGTGTTCAATGTGAAGAATCGGGGTCATAATAAGATGAGAAGAAAAAGAATTGTGTAGAAATTAGAGTAGACTCGCGCCCACTCTTTTTTTGTTTTAATCATGCGAACACGTAACCGTTGTCGAATGCTTCATTGACAAACACTTTTTCAGTGCCCATTTGTCCTGCAAACTTTCTTACATACCAAACGAAGTCCTTTTGAAAGATACCTTCGCCAGCAACACAGAAAGCATCACATAAGGCGTTGAGTCTGCTCTTGGTGGTGTTAGACTGCCAACCGCCATCAAAGATTTTCATAGAGTCCTCGTCAACGATGGCGATGAGGTTACCATGCAGGCGGATCAGACTCTCGCCGGTTTCCTCGTTAAAGTGAACCGTGGTGTTCCCTGATGACCAGTTCTTGTTTGCCTGAACTGCTGCGTTCATCTGGGATTCGATCTTACGCATGGTTGGTTGTGTTCCTTTGACTCTCTTAAGATAGTCGATTTCTCCCAAAAACACAATGTACAAATGATACAAAGTGCCAGTTAGAAAATTGGGCGGGTTCTGTGAATTTTTGTGGGGGTTCGGGGGTTTCTACTTGACGCCCGTTAGGAATTTCGCTAAGACCACAAGTCCCGAGCAGATTTAATAACTCAAAAGGACTCTAATATGCTGGTGAGTAACCCCGAAGACACTACACATACTCTCCGGGGTATCTCTTACTATAAAAAGCGAAGATATATTTATAATTGCTTTTTTAATCGTTTTTTAAGTCTTTTTGGACGTTTTTATAAGTATTAGTGCCTAGAACGTAAGGTCTAGTTTATTACTTTTGGTAATACGTTCCTAATGCTTTGGACATAGTAATTAACTGGTCTTGGATATCAAGAATCTCTCTCACAATGTCCTCTCCCATTGCCTCTATCTCATCCATTTCTACATCGTTCCAATCCTCTAAATCTACCTTGTTATCTGTAAACATTGGCGTATAGAATAGCGTCCCTTCACTGTCAATAGAATAGGCGCATCCATGCTCTTCTGATGTTAAAATGATGGTGTTAGTCATGAGTGATTGAGTGAATGAAGAAATTAGGATTAAGTCTCTTACATGTATTGATTGCTTCCTCTTCTGTGTCTGCTAGGTAACTC